TAGTACAATACATACTAGTAAGGCTTTAATACTACCGAAACAATTCCACAGTGTTGAGAAACAAGATCACACGTTCTAGGTGCTCATGGAGAAAAAGTGGATTTTGAAGAAAATCGGGGTACAGAACAGGAAAAAATAGATACAAATAAACCGAAACCTAATCCTTGGGCAAGATTCTGGAACTGGTATGAAGATAAAATATTGGGGTCTGTAATATTAATAGCCATAATACAGTTCATACAGATACCTCACATGGTATGGAATGCGGACATGATGCTGGAAGCTGGGATGATTTCAAGGGTTCATCCAGTGATAGACTGGTTCCTATATGGTGTTGACTTGATTGAAATAGTGTCAATAGTCAATGTGGGTATGATAATGTACAGTCTTGTCAAAAAAAGAAAAAAAGGTCATAAGACCAGATCGTAATATTATTTTAAAGTCTTACGAAAGGCTTTTACATTTTCAGTAATATTGTCTATTGTTGCTGTAATTAATTTTGTCTGTAATTCCAGAAACTCCTTACCGAATCCGTTTGGGTCTGATTTTTTAGCAATATCTCCAAAGGTATTTACCAATTCTGTTTGTAAATCAGTAAATGCTTGAAAATATTCAGGTACTTGTGTTGCCATAATATAACTAATATAACATCATTATATAAGTCTTATTGATGTGAATTCTCGTAATCCTTTATTATTCTTTTAATAATATCTACCCTATGAGTAACCTGAGCAATAGTATTCATTCCGTACTCGTCTTCCGTGGGGATTTTAATCTTTGACAATACTTGTTTCCAGTCTTTATAATGAGCTATCCATACAGATTCATCTCCAAACATGGAAATAATATATTACCCTATATAATAAAGGTTATGATACAATCAAGTCTCTGGATAAAAATTTTGAATACATATATCACATTCTTGCCAAGGATTGTTGAATTTCTTTTTACATCTAGGACATTTCATTCTATACTCATCCAAATTAATCAAACACACCGTCTGAACAGTCTACTACGCTACCACAGTTAGGACATATCTGGTGGCACACTGTCATCTTGTTCATTATTTCATCACATCTAACACAATTCAATTTAAATCAACTTCTTCACATTCTTTGCATAAAATATTACCATCCTTGGTATTTATTGGAACACCAGTACAATAACATTTATGACATATGCCTATCATTTGTTCAATCCCCATATATATAATGAAAATACAAGTCCTGCCAATGCTACAGAAGCCCAAAAACCAAGTGCTAGAGCCTTTTCTTTTCTATAAGCCATTTTTCTTATTATACCCCCTATATGCCTCGTCAACCTCGCACTTTAGGCAGTAATCGAAAAAACTCGGCTTGCCGCAATGCAAGCATTGCGTAATTTCTCTGACATAGTCTTTTCCAGAGAAGGATTTTTTCAGACCCCCAATAAAGTTATGAATGCTCTCCCTAATCATCCTTAACCCTCCGCATGACCTTGACCTCGTTGTTAGCGATTACATCGGACTTGTTCTTAAGAGAACTGTTATCCTTATCCATAAGATGTATTGTACCCTGTAGCCTAAATATGCATTTGTAACATTGTTTTTTAGAGTGATCTTTTATCAAGTCACCGCATGCAATACATATGACTTTTTTTATAACGTTTACACTTATTGCCATCCTTCACCATGCTCCATTGAATCCATCCTGTCAATCATATCCATAAGCATCCTTTTTATTGCTTCTCGTCTTTTTTCAGGCATCCAATCTTCATGTAAAAGAAGTAACAAATCTTGAACTGCTGTGGTCACATATACACTTCTTTGTTGCATTATATATAATTATCCTTTATTTCTGAGGAATACTCATCCATATTGTATTTTGGTTCTTCCACGACTCTTTCCACAGGAGTTTTATACTTGCTAGTATAGTCATTGTAGACGTATAATCCTATGAGTATCAATCCCAGCGGTGTAAGAAAACCTGTACAAAGACAGAATATTCCTAGATAAAGATATGCATTACCCATCTTTTTTCTCCTTTATTATGTCTTGTAGTTTCTCTTGTATTGATTTTAGGTCTTTTTGTATAAATTGTATCGAGCCAGCCATGAATGCCATTTCTCGGTCAATGTATTTTTTCTTTTTATCCCAATCCATGTATGAACTACGACATACCACTACTTAAGCATTGCTAGTTTTATATGACCTGACCACAAAAAAACTTCGAGCCTTCGGCTCTCAGTTGCCTATTCCGTGTCAGCCTCTTTTATCTCTTTAATTTTATCCTCAGCCAAGAACGTGAGTTTCCAGAACGTACGTTTTTGTGTCAAAGGTATATCTTGTACTTCTTGTACCTTAGCATATGTGTTTTCAAACCAGCGTAGAATATTGCTAAAATCCTCTGGATCCAAGTCGACCATAAATATATACTCTATCCTTTATTAATAAGGTTGTCTATTTATAAAGGATTCTTATAGCAATATTAATATATGTATGAATATAACACTGGACATGGCACAAGAAAAACCATTTAAAGAGCCAAAGGAAAAAAAACATACAGTTAAAGAATGTAAATGTGAACCTAATTACAGAAATCCTATGTGCTGTGAGCATGGCGACACATGTAATTTGTCTTAACAAATAGATTACAAAACAATTACAGAAAGTTTATAAGTACGCATATATTATGATCATATAATGGGTATTAAAGATACTTTTAGGACTGTAGCCAAAAATTTAACCAGTCTAAACAAGTCACAGACTGATAGTACTACTAGACCAAGTATGGCACAGCCATACATGAGTACCGATACAGGTGCTAAACTACCAATTTTTCCATTCCCACTTATTATGATTTATGAATTAGCAGATAATATCGATGCCTTAAGAATTCCTATTGAGACTCTTAACAGAGAGATGTTTAAGAATGGATTTGAGGTAGTAGAGAAATACAAGTTTAAATGTTCTAACTGTTCTAAAGAATTTCAATACAAACCATTAAAGAATGACAATCCTGATGATCAACCATTTGAACAGAATCAGGATAATGAATCAAGTCAAGTACCAAGAAGTGATGCCAAAAAGGCAATACCTACCGAGTTAAACACTACACATGACATGCAATGTGACTCTTGTGGTAATGAAAATATGTTAAGACCTGTACCAGAAAACAGAAAGAAACTTGAGGACTTGTTGGAAAATCCTATTAATGGAAACGATCAGACACTTGAAGATCTTTCAAGACAGTTGGAAAGAGACTTGGAAATTGCAGACAATGCATACTGTTTGGTACTAAAGAGTTATGATATCAATGATACTACTGGTAAGATTAATCATGATAAAAGTAAGATTAAGGAATTTTTAAGAATAGATCCACCCCAAGTTGCAATGATAGCAGACAGTGACGGTAGGATAGGTTATGACGATAAAAGAAACAAGGTGTTTGTATGTCCAAGATTTGAACATAGAGATAAAAGACTTACTACTGATAAATGTGACCGCTGTGGAGCAGAAGCATTAAAGGCAGTTATAGAAGTAAATTCTGTATACTCTGTAGGAATCCCCCAGCCAAAAAGGGTGGTATACGGTGAAGGTGAGGTAATATGGAAAGCAGTGAAATATAAGCCAAGTTTGATTTACGGATTCTCCCCTATTTATAGTATATGGTCAAAAGCAATGGCTTTATCCCACATGGATGAATATATTAGAAAATACTTTGATAAGATGCGACCACCAAGAGGTATGTTGGTTATTGCATCAAGAAACTATGAGACTTTTAGAAAGTCATGGGATGTATTAGAACAAAAGGCAACAGAAGATCCATATATGATTCACCCATTATTGGTTGAAAGTGACAAAGGTGGTAAAAACATGGCACAGTGGATAGACTTTACTGGATCATTAAAAGAATTAGAATTTACAGTTATTAGAAAAGAGTTAAGACAAATCATTGGTGCAGTATTTGGTGTATTACCATTATACTACGGTGAACTTCCTTCTGGATGGTCACAAGAAGGATTACAAGTTACAATTACAAACAGAGCAGTTAAATGGGGTCAGGATATTTTATACAAAGCATTCCTTTATAAAATCAGCAAACTTGTTGGTGTAGAGGATTGGGAATTAAGATTAAAAGGTGGAGAGGAAAACGACAAACTCAGAGACTTGCAGATACAAGGTGTAGAGATACAAAACATGGCAGCTATGCAGG